CCAATATGTAAAGTAATTGCATTTCCTGTACCAGATGGATATCCCAATACATAAGACGCTGTAGAAGAATTGGTAGAAAAATCGGCAAAATTCGCTCTTCCAATTAAGTTACCTTTGAAAGATCCAGTAAATGAACCAGTGAATTCACCATTTGCGGATCCAGTAAACGATCCTGTTAAACCAGCTCCTGATGAAGCAATATATGATGACAAATCACCAAATGTTGTTCTTCTGGAAAATAAACCGTTTGAACCTGATTCTATTGATAGAAAAAAGTCATCAGCATCAATATTTGGGTATTTTGCTAATTGACTTACTTTTATCGTTTGAACATTTAAACTATTACAATTAGTTGCCATATTAAATAAATATTAAATTTGTTTTATTATCCATAGTAGATTTTAATTTTCCATTTACTCTCATCGATATTAGCCGTACTACCTCCACCTCTTTGAACAACCATCCAATTACTAGTTCTTTGCCAAGAAACTCCTGCATAATCACTATCAGCCCATGTTGTAAATCTATTATTGTTACCTGATTGAGAAAAAGCCTCTACACTAACTTCATCTCCAACCTCCCAATTTTGATCTGAAGTTATACATACTAATACAGCTCGAACTTGTGATGGTATGATGCCAGCTGGTCTATTATGAGAGGCAAAGTAGGATCCATCGTCGCTTACATTATCAAGTGAACCCGTAGACAAAGAAGACGATCCAAATACTCCGCCTACCAAAACATCTCCAGCAAAGTAAGCATCGCCACTTGCTGATATAGCACAAGTTACTCCTTGATTTTTATATTGTCCATTTGTGGGATAATTACTGCCAGATAGGTATCTAACCATGAAAGCAGTTGATCTATGTTCAACTTGAGGATTGCCACCATGAGCCCAGTTTCCTTCATTACTTCCAGAAAACATCTCTATCTGCAATTTTGCTCTCAAATATTTATCAAAAGATCCAGTAGGACTGCTTGGCTGCGCTACTCCAATTCCAACAGCTCCATCTCTACAAGCACTATAAAGATTTGGACTAGGCCAAAAATACAAACTATTTCTAGTTTGCCTAAGTATAGGCACTATACCATTATAACCAGGTTCAGCATTTGCAGCGCGACATCCGCCAGATCCAGATCCTGAAGTAGTATAACTCCCAGTGTATGATATATGATAAGATCCGGTAAAAGTTTTTAATCCAAAAGCACCGTTATTTGTAGCATCTAGAATAACTGCGTCCATATTAGGATGTGTTTTTCCTGTACCAATGCCTTTATCTTGAAGTCTTTTTGTATTGATCAACCAAAAGTCAGAAAAATCTTGACTGAAAATTCTAAATCCTTGTTTAGACCTAACAGTTTGATTTAATGATGATGAAATGTCAAAATAATTTGCACCACCCACATAATATGGATATTGCAATTGGTTAATGGAGGATTGATACATACGAGTACCATCCCACATTCCTAATGCCGTATTTGAAACTGCATTGACATCTTGTAAAAGATAGGAAGCTGTTTGTGTGATACCGGTACTTAAAGCAGTAGTTGCAATGTCTGCTTGTGCTGCTCTTTGAGCATATGAAGCAGTGCCATTTGATATAGCAGGACTATAAACTAAATACGAAGATGAATGTGCAAGTGAAGCGGTATCTGCCAATGAAGCAGTATCAGCATTGACACACAAAATATCATATTTTATCGCATAAGATGCAGTTGATGCATTTGTAGCAACACTGGATGTCAAAGCATAACTAGCTGTTCCATAGCATCTGCCAGTAAAATGAGAATCCGTACTATTATTTCCATTTTCTAAAATCACTGTTCCGTCTTGAGCGAGAACATTACCTTTAAATGTTGCATCTGTGCCATTAGTTCCATTTTCTAAAATCTTACTAATACCATCGGTAGCATATACATCACCGATGACCTGTCCAGCAACACTTCCAATTAAATTACCTGATATAACATCTTCTGCAATAATTTTATTTCTAAAAGTAGAATCACCTATGATTGTCCATCCATTTGTAGATGATAAAGTTCCATACTGAGCGTTTGTTTCTAAAACCCAACCCAATGGAAACTGATTAATTATAGAAAAAATTGGATTGGTCAATGTATTTCCAATTCTAGCTCCAGGTAAAGATGTAAAAGCTCCAGTAGATGGAACAAACAAAGAACCGGTAAGTTTAACATTTGTAAATTTATCTAGTAAACTGTCTGCTAAATTTGTAATGGTAATTTTTTTGGTTTCATCTGACGACACATCTTGAATTACCATCAAGTCATTACTTTCGCCAGTTGTTAAGCCATTTAAATTACTAATTAATCTTCCTCTATTTGGTACTATAGATGCCATATCATTTTACAGTTCTTAATATATATAATTATCTATCGTTTTAGGTTTTTTAATTTTTTTAATATAAATTTAACTAATCCACTTCTTACTACATCATCTTCATCAAATTTAAATGTAAAAATCCCATTTTCACGACTTTCTTCATCATCAAATAAATTTATAATTGGTTCCAATCCACTTTTGCCATTGATATCACTCTGATTTAAATCTCCACACACAAATAATCTACTAAATTGTCCTACTCTAGTAATCAAAGTAATAAGTTCTTTTCTAGTCATATTTTGAGCTTCGTCAGCTATAATACACTTGGCATTCCAATTTAATCCTCTTAAAAAGTTAACTGGTGCTCCATGAATTCTTTCTTCTTTTTTAAGTTTGCCAATATCTGTTTTTGTTAATAATTCTTCTAACTTATCAATTAAGGGTTGAATATACGGACTCATTTTATCATCCATTTCACCTGGCAAAAAACCCAATTTACTATCACTACTTTCTACAGCTGTTCGAATATAAATAAGTTCACTTACTTTTCTTAAATTTATTAAATTCAATCCGGCTAATATAGAAGTATATGTTTTTGAAGTACCAGCTGGGCCTGATATAAAAACTAATCTGGTGTCTTTGTTTGTTAATGTAGATAATAAATCTTTTTGTTTTTCGGTAAGTGGAACACTTTTAATCTCCACTTCGTTTTTTATTTTTGAGTTTTGAGGAATTCGCGGACTTGTATCTTTTGTTACTTTTTTTCTGCTCATTGTTATTATCTCTTTGTATAAGTTTTTTAAGTTCTATAACACGATTACAAAATTCATATTGTTCTGATTCAATATAGTAATTATAAATGTTTTCTAAATTTTCTTTAAAAGAATCAGGAGAGATTGTTATCATATAATCTGTATCTTCAAAATTGAAAACTTCTATGTTAGGCAGGTTGTGTTTTACGGCATATTCAATTGAAGAAATGACATGTTCAGTACATTCTAATTTATTTTTTGATAAAAACTCATCCATTAATTCAAACTCAGATGGAATAGTTTTTTTAACAAATTTTTTTCTTCGCATATCTACTAATAAGTATTAAACACAAAAACAAACAAAGTTTTATTACTCTGTTTGTTTTCTTATAAAAAAACTAGTATATTATTATTTTTCTTCTGAATCTGTTTCTTTACTCAGCTCATTTTCGTCAGAAGCAGATACAGCAGATGTTTTAGTTACATTTTTAACAATTTTTATTTTTTCAATTAAATCTTTTTGAACTCCATCTAAAAACTGTTTAATATCTGGATATTTGGATTCTATATCTTGTCTGGATTTACCACCGACATTTTCTAAATCTTTAATTAGTTCGTCATATAAACTTTTTAATTTTTTTACTTTACTATTTAACAAAGAATCTTCTTTAGCTTTAGTTGGATCTTTTCCCTTAATAGCAGAACCCAATCCTACCATTTTAGCTTTTAATCTGTCCGTTATTTTTTCGTCAAGTATTTTTGAAAATTTCATAATTAATTATTAAAGTTTTTTTACCTCATATTTAGATATTTCTCTATTCTAATGATCTCATCAGCCTGCGCACCTTGCAGTCTATCTAATCTCACAGCAAGGTGATCTGGTATCACACCAGCATCCCATCTAGCATCATCTAATGTCATTTTTTTAAGAATTAAATCTCTGTATCTACTAAGATATTCTGGGTCTTTTATAGAAGGAACTCCATTATTCCAAGACATATTCATATTTTGAGGAAATGTTTTACGGGCCTCGATATAATCCGCTTTTGCTACATCTAACTCTTTAGATAAAAAATCATCGTAACCAGGAACATCACTTATATCGCCATCAGAAGCATCTAAAGCAACATCTACCGCATTTTCTGATCCACCACTTCCAACAAATTCCGAAGCGCCTTGTAAAGCCGATCCGGCGAGATAACCAGCACCAGCAATTTTTGCCGCACTATAAGCAGCTTTAGCTGGTTCTTCTCCCTTAGCTACACCAATCGCAGTTCTTAATATTAAACCAGCTGCTATACCAGAACCTGGTATACCACTCATTTTACTTACCGCAACCAAAGCTCCAATTACTAGATTAACTTTTTTTGGATTTTCCTTAGCATAATCACCTAACGCTCTAACAGATTTTTTAATTGTACCATCATCGGAAAACTTAGAACCAATATCAATAACTAACTTATTTATAATTGATCTAGAATTTTGTACAACTGGACTATTTGCTGCTTTAGCTTCTATCTTTTTGAGAGCTTTTATAACCCATGGAATCAATGGATTAGGTTTTTTTTCAATTCCAAGCTCTTTAGCTTTTGATTGGATATTATCTATATTGCCTAAATTTAATTTACTTAAATCTGTACTTAAATCGGATAACTCTTTTCCAAATGATTTTCTGAAAGAATTGAGTATACTATCTAATTTAGCTTTAGTAGGATCTTTTAATTGGTCTTTACTATCAAAACCTTTCATGTATGTACCAAAGTTTTTCAACATTGCTGAGGCACCACTACCTTTAGCTTTCAGTCTGTCTAACCATCCCTCAGAAATGATCTCATTTAATTCTCTAAAATCATTTTCTCCTAAAACATTATAAAGCTCAACCATTAATGATTTTTCTTGTTCATTTAATGGAACTTTAGATTCATTTAACATTTTTAAAAGTGGATGACCAGTTACATCCTCATTCATTAAATGTAATTGAGTAGATATTGATTTATACTTTGACACTTTCATTAAGTATAAATATAAAATTCGTTTTAAAATGCAAATAAATAAACAGGACTTTTGGTCCTGTTTATTGAAATATAAAACTAAAACTTATTTTGTATTTAACTTTTTTTTGACTTTTTCGCCTTTGTTTTTTTAGGAACACTCTTTTTAGAATGTTTTTCTGTTGCTAATTCTAAGTTTCTTCTTTTGGCTGTACTTTGCCACGATCTTCGCGTCTTATTACTAGCCTCTGTATATGAATTTGATTTTTCTAAAATCGTTTCAATTTCTTTACTAGAAGAAGCATGTTTAATGTCATCACGTAATCCCATAATTAAATCACTTTTTTGTTAAATTTACAATTTCTAATTTACTTCCATCTGGCCATCGAGTAATAATTCGATTCCAGTGGTCGTATTCCAATTGAGCTTCTTCTTTGAGTGAATGTTCTTCATCTGATACTCTAGCTCCGTTTCTCATTACAACAAACCTATTTTTAGCTTCTAGTGCCTGTGAAACTACTTCTTTATTTTTTTTACTAGTCAATTGCATTTTAGTATATTAATTTTGATTTTATGTCGTGATATAGTTTATAAACACATAGGGATTATCAGCCCCTATATTCTCAATAATACCTTAATATAAAATAATGTCAATAAAAATTTAAAACTAATTATTTTGTGTAGTTAATTCTTCAACTACTGCTTTAATTTCGTTTTCAATTTCTTTAATACGTTCTTTATAACCAGACGCGACATCTTTGAAATCTTTTTTTGTAAAAATTAATTTTTCCGTTAATTCGAAAACCGTTTTTTCTGCTTCTGCTTTTGTCATATCATTTTTGTTTATTTGAATATAACTATTAAATATATTATACTAGACTTTATTATATTTATCAGCGTATGAAAAAAGTTTCTCATCATAATATCACAATTGATAATCATAAAATCAATATATGGGATAATAAATATGTTGTATTAAAACATCCTCAAAAATGTGACTTCTATGAAGATGATATGTGTAGAAATAAAATAATAAAATACTTAGAAGACGAAGGATATTTAAATTTCATCAAAGACAATCACAAAATTTTAGTATTTGATAGCTATGTTGTAGATAATCTAGATGACATTTCTTGATATGAAAGTGGTGGACGTGGGGAGAGTCGAACTCCCGTCTTCAAAAACATATTCAAATCAGACTACATGTTTATTTAATTTTAATTTGTTAAGAACAATAATAAAAAATTAACAAAAAATATCGTCCTAAAGATTTATTTAAAATTTAAATTTGCAACACAAATCAAATTACAAATCTAGTCTGATAATCGACGCCCAACAAAACTATCAGACATCCTAATGTTGGACGGCAACTTTTATTAAGCTGCTAATGCTGTAACTTCATCATAAGAGAAGTCATAGCTAACTACGTTATCTTCTGCAGTTATTTTTTTAATAGATGATTAAAGAGGCCAACTATCATCCTCTACATGCCTAACATGAAATAGTCTCCGAATCGAAACCAGTACACGCCCATAAATTTCAAATATCAAAGAGCAACTCAGAAATAAATATAACTGAGTTGCTCGGAGCAACTAATTGTCGCCTCCACCATCCAGTTTATTAACTGGCAAATTTATAACTTTTTAAGCAATTCACTAGATGAATGAATTTTTGGCAATACTAATACTTCTTCTTTAATATTGTAATCTTTACACACCTGTGATTCTGCTGTCACTAAATTTTCACTCTGTCTATCACCACTATTAAAAAAAGATAAATCTTCGTTTGGATATAAACTTTTCAAATGTTTAAGAGTTTCACACTGAGTTTTATCTTTGTCAATAGACATTATCGCAGTATCAACCGATTTTAAATTACTAATAATTCTAAGTCGATGATCTTCATCCATAAATTCTTTACTTCCTTTTAATTCACGTTGAACATCATTATTAATAATAACAATTAATTTATCTGATTCTTTTTTCGCAGCATTAATATATTCAATATGTCCATAATGAATTGGATTAAAATATCCTGAAACAATTCCTATTTTCATTTTTTTATTAATTTTAAAATAGTCAATAATGTTAATTAAGAAAGTACATATGGTGTGTAGTATTAAATAAACAAAATATATGACATATGCCAATATTACAAAAGTAATTACAACGATTGATTCTAATATCTTACTAATCATGATCTAAAATGGTACGCCAGGCAGGACTCGAACCTGCGACCAACGGTTTAGAAAACCGTTGCTCTATCCAGCTGAGCTACTGGCGCTTATTTAAATATAAATTTTTTAGGGCACATCTCTCCTTCTATGCTGATATCATAATCAAAAATTATTTTTTTGTTTTCTCTTTCTGTTATTTTATTTATAATACTCAACAAGCCAAACTCCATATACCCTTTATGAATTTTAACATCGTACGATTCAGCAATTTTTGTGTTAGTTGGCACCGTTGTTGAAATAAGTGCCATCATTGCAACAGGATCTTTTTCTAAAATATCATTTAAAATATTTAATATATTTTCACTTTTCATAAATTATTTTTTCTTTAAAAGAGTAATTGTCTGGACTGTATCAGTAATGCCATCAATTTCATCATAGTATTTGAAAACAGACTTGTAACGTTCTCTTTTATAAAAATCATGGATGAATACTAAGCTATTTTTATCAATATAGTTTAAAACTTTTTGTGCACAGTTAGCTCTTGATCTTCCATCTATAAAAATAAAGTCATAATGTGATTCAGGAAATTTATCTATAGCATTTACATAGTCGTACCACACATACATTTGTTTTGGATCTAAATATTCGTTAATTCCGTGATAATTATTTAATTCTTCATTTGATACTTGTTTTATTAATTCTTCCCACTTATCGTAAAATGAATTATAAATTTCACGCCTACCTTTTGGACAATCGTGTAAATATTGTATTACATTAGTTATATTATCATCTACTAGTTTTTTTCTCACTTCATAATACCAATCAAGATTGTGTTCTATACTATAATATGTTTTAACATATTTTGAAAATAACAATGTGCTTCCACCAGAACCATATTCTAACATTTTACAATTGCTGCTGTTTTCAATATAGTTTAAAACAAATTCAATTTCTTTATTGTGCATCCATGGTATCATAACATTTTTTAAATTGGTACCCCCAGTAGGACTCGAACCTACATCATGCTCTCATCTAGAGCTTAACCGTGTATAAGACGGACGCTTTGCCATTAAGCTATAGGGGCATATAAATGGCATCCCGTAGCGGAATCGAACCGCTGTTGCCAGGATGAAAACCTGGAGTCCTAACCTCTAGACGAACGGGACATTTAATGGAGCCAGTTGTCGGACTTGAACCGACGACCGGCAGTTTACAAAACTGCTGCTCTACCACTGAGCTAAACTGGCATAACATTAACTACTATATGTATAGTATAAAACTGTAAAAATGTCAACAATGAATTAAAGTCTATCTTCGTATTCGTTAATACTTGGAATTCCGCTAGGCGTATCTCCAACTATAGTATCAGAATCGTTTTTTGAAGTAGGTGCGAATAAATCTATATCCCCATATGGACTTTTTAATTTATTAACGTGAAGTTGACCATCTTCGTCTTCAACTAAATCAACTAAACGAAGAATTTTTTTTAATCTATTAACTAATACTTTAATCAAACTCATAAAGCCCAACCATACATACATTCTGGTGCGCCATATTTTGTAGTTGCGCACCCCAACGAAATTATTAATAATATTACCACTAGTATTCCACAAAATATATTCATAGATATAAATAGTGGCGGAGAGAGAGGGATTCGAACCCTCGGTAGGTTTTACCCTACGACAGTTTAGCAAACTGTTGCTTTAGACCACTCAGCCATCTCTCCAAATTAAACAGTTTTATCATTATCAAAAATAGATGCTTCTAAAACTTTAACTCTCTCGTCCAAAAAAAACATTAATTCTTCAAAAAAATCGACCGTATCTTTATGATTAGTTATTTGGTTTTCTAAAGATACAAGTTTTTTAGAATTTTCTTCAAGTAACTGTTGTTGATTTTGAATTTTAGATGAACTCAATACTAGTAAATATGTCATTACTAACATCACTATAAATGTAACAATATCTAAAATCCATTTCATCTTATTCATAACTATGATGATACCATATTTTTTATCAGTGTCAATAAAAAAGTCGCCACAAAAAAATGACGACTTCTATTTTATATAGAATTTCTATCAAACAATTTTATGTACAAAAACAACCACCAAAACTGATGCTATTAATCCTATCATCATTTTTAAGAAATCTTTAGCAACTAACGGAAACACATTTTTCAATTTATCTTTTTTAGCATGTGTAGCAATTGCTAATTCTCTACCTGTTAATAATCCAACAAACACCCAAGTTGTACTCATAGGAATGCTATTTAACTCTTTAAAGATAAAAAGAATGATCCAATATACAAAATCAATTACTGTAGCAGATCTAATATATTTTGTATTGTGTTTTGTTAATACAATTTGTTGAATCTTACCACCATTTTCTTTAAACATAAAAGCTAGTCCACCCACAAAAATTAAAGTAATTATAACTAACATTTCAATTGGCAACTCTCTTGGAAGAAACACAGCAATATTTGCCATATCATGTGACAACCAAGTCCACCACAAAAATCCAGTTGTTATCCATTGTGCAACTAACCATGGAGTTCTATTAGTTTCATCAACTTCTTTAGAAGGTTTCTCAAATAACTTTGAAATCAAAAACCATATAACATATGCTGATAATCCTGCAACCGCGTATCCTACAATTGATTTAACCAACATTTTTTCCAATACAAATGTACTCGCAAATGCTGATAAAACCAAAAATGAAGTTGATACAGGCACACCAAATCTTGTTAATAATAAAAGCAATCCAGGCGCTAAAGCATGATACCACTGTACTTCTTGAAATGGTATTTTAGTTAATCTTCCATATGATATATCTCCGTTATTCGTATACCAACCATACCATATACATGAAACTAAAACTAATGAAGAAGCACCCCATAGTTTTGTCCAATGAAACCTCTTATTGTTCGAAGCAATCCATGTTCCTAAAGTTTGAACCGAATCATTTGCTATAACTGAATAAGCTGCTAGTAAAAAACCTATCCCCATCCATAATGTTAACATTTCCATATTTATTTATCTTTCTTTTTTTAATTTCTATTTTAGAAATATGTTCGAATTGCTAATTGCCAGCTACTCGTATTAATATCTGTATCATTACCTAAAAGTTTACCCCAAGCATACTCATGTCCAGCCATTAACTTTAGATTCTCTCCACTGAGGAAGTATTGAAACCCAGTGTATACTGAATGATAATCTTCTACATTCAGACGAGCATTCCTATCTCCATCACCATCATGTCCATATCGTTGGGTGCGTTGTTCACGTCCTGAGTCCATATATTGATAACGGAACACGGCTTCGAGCTTATCAGTAATTTTATATGACGGTAATACATAGAAACCCCATGTATCATGTCCAGCTGGAATGGCATCTGATCCTTTACTTGCTGAAACTCCCTCACGGTTGGCTCCGAAGATGACATCAGAGATGACTTTAAAGGGACCTTTTTCGTAATCGAAACCCAAGGCAAATGCGTGCTCATAAGCAGATCCGAAAGTACCCACAGCAGCATCACCCCGCGCCCGTTCACGACCACCTTCGTTGTTCACATAGTTCCAGTCGAAGTGGAAGGAGAGGTCCTCTTTTACCGGGTAAGTAAGATTGTAGGATGCTCCTTTATTGGCGCGAAAATCAACCCATTCTGGACCATCTTCATGGGCACCATATACCCAGGCACCCAACCGGTGCTCAATACCTTTGGTGAAGAATCCTACCTGGGCTCCCCAAGGACGTTGTTGACCGATTTCATTCACAATAGGGGCACGCTCGACCGTTTTGATGTATCTCGAGGATTGAATATCTTCACGGGTGATGTCCTGCTTATCTTTACCGATAATGAAATAATAATCATCACTGGGTTTCCATTGGAGGTTGAAGGTTTGGAAATTGTTGATGAAAGAACCCTCGTCGCTCAGAGCTGTTCTGGAACCATGGCCATCCGAAATGTTTGCATCGAAACCGAAGGAAAGATTGTGAGCAAAATCGAAGTCCATTTGAATACGCGCCCGGCGGTGGTGGTAAACATCGTATTCATTGTCTTTGACACCATCGATATCCTCGTCCTGGCTGATGTATTGACCATGATATCTACCTTTTAACTTAACATCTCTGACGAAGCCACTATCGCTTTCATATAAAGTGTTTTTCTTGAAGATATTCCAGTTTTCTTGAGCTACTACAGAATGTACCCAAACCATTAATAGTAGAGATAATAATATTTTCATATAATCAAAATTCTAAATAATATAACATACTTTAATATATAACAGATTTGTGTTACGATTAAATCTCGCTAATGTAACAACGATGTTACATATATCTAAACTCTAAACAAGGAAATGGCTCTAGAGGTAGGACTCGAACCTACAACCTTTCGCTTAACAGGCGTACGCTATCTACCATTGAGCTACTCTAGAAAGAAATGGTCGGAGTGACAGGATTTGAACCTACGACATCCAGCTCCCAAAGCTGGCGCTCTTCCAAGCTGAGCTACACTCCGATTAAATGGTAGGTGGTAAAGGATTTGAACCTCTGACATCTTCGGTGTAAACGAAGCGCTCTACCACTGAGCTAACCACCCATGATGCTAATAACTATAATAGATTATTTTAATTTGTCAATTACTTAAAAATAAAAAAAGTAGCCACCGGAAGGTGACTACTTTGTCTGCACGAATCTAATTTATACAATTAGAAATTATTAACTGATTAGAATGATGCTCTCAATCCTAATGAGTAAACTACTTCTCCAGTCAATTCTTCAGTTGCGAAATTATAACTGGCAACATCAAAATCGTTATCATACCAACCCACTTCTGCGAATGGAGAAACTGTTCCAATAGCTGTATTAAATGCCTTTGTAGCAGAAACTTTCGCAACAAACGATGAATAATCATCTACTTGACCGTATTCCAAAGATGGATTTAAAATAATTCCCTCAATTACTTCAATTGGCTTTTCAGCGCCAACAAACCAACCGTCTTGTTCCAAGTCAATGTCCCAAGTATAACGAACATATGGAGTAACATAGTCGTTTACAACAGCAGCTTTTACGCCAAATTCAGTTGAATTTGGAATTCCAACAACACCGGCTTGGTGTCTGGTGACAGTAGCGTCTAATCTTAGAGAAAAATCTTTAGATTCATCTCCGGATGTTAAGTCTAGAGACTTACCAAATCCGAGTGTCCAATGTGATTGGTCAACAGCTCCGCCATCATCATCTGGCAATAGTGTTCCTCCCAAATACACATCGGCATATTTTAGACTTTTAACAGCACCAATTCCAAAAAATGCAGCGCCGTCACTTCTAGCTACTCCATTTACGGTATAATTGTTGTTGTATCCTGCTTCTACTGTAATATTTGCAGCTTCATCAGATTTAACTACTGATGTAATTACAAATAATGATAGTAATGTTAATACTAATTTCTTCATTTTATTTTTTTATCCTTTTTTAATACGATGTTTGAATTACATATGATTTTTGATTATCACCTGTAATCTTGTTTCCATTTGGAATCTTACAGCACCCACTGCGTTTTCCAAAAATTATTCTATAAAATCTTTTAAAAAAATTAACAATCATTGTTTTTCCTTTCATTGTGAGATATTATCTATAACTATAGTTGACAAAATAAAAAAAATATTAATTTTAAATTTTAATTCTGTAAAGATTTTACCTTTTTTTTAAAAAATTTGTCTTTTTCTGGTAAATATGCGTAAAATGCTATTAAGTTTTCTTCGTCTTCAGAAAGAACTGTTATGGTTTCTGATGGAACTCTTGCTAACTTTATCAATGCTGATTTTAAAAACGAAAAACTGTTACTTCCATGCATTTCAATTCCCATTCCGTAATTTAATAATTTAAATTTAACATCTTTTATCCCATAAAAATTTTTAAATGTAGATTCAATATTGGATTGTATATCTTTTGTAAAAACTTGTAAAGATAATTTTTGTTTATGAGAATCTCTGATGCCTGACATAAAATTTAAAGTTAATTTGTTAAAGGTATTCATTTCAAAAACAGTTTTGTTTTACATTTTAATAAATATTAAAATCAAAATATAAATTTGCAATGAATTAATAATTTGGAAATGGTAGTCTGGAATAATTGAATTTGTGCGGATGATAATTCAACACCCCCAAACTCTTATGGATTCGGTGTTACACTAGGAGAAGGAAGCGGAAAACTATCAAATACAGATATTGGAAATCTTCTCCACTCACCTCTAGCATAAACATAAAAATAACTTCCATCATAACTTATATCACCTTCTTGTCCATAATCAGTGGAAGTTACAGGTACCTGACTGTAGGTATCACCTGGAAATCTTTGAAATGCTCTAAAAGCAGTATTAATTGGTCTAGATGGATTAAATGGTTGTGGTGGATCAACTGATTGTAATTCATTAGATTGTAGTTCAGCGTTTAATGTAATTGGATTACCACATGTATCATAACCACTTACATAAGATTGAGCAGTAGTGTCCCAATCAAATGTAGCAATTTCTCTTTTTAACCATCCTTTTGGTGAAACATAAATATAAAAATAATTTTGATCATATGCTAACCAACCGTCTTCTCCATAATCAGTAGCACTAGTAGGTGCTGGATGAAATAATGATTTAGTTTTAGGTAAAGATTTAGAAGATTTACTAGAATCAACTTTAATATCTTCAGAAATTTCTTTTTTATCCTGATTGTACACAACACCATAATCTTTCAAATAAGAATACGGATTTATTTTATTCTGTTGAGCATCTGCTGATAAGTTATAAGAAGTATTAACCACTTCATCTTCAACTTTAACTTTTCTAACAGTAAATGTTTTATTTGTAGTAGATTTAACAGAATCAATTGTTTTGGGTAAAAGATAAGCATATACACTTAAAGTAAACTCTGTTTTAACATTTCTATCTTCTCCAGCTCCTAATTCTACTGTATTTGTGTAACTATCTACTTTTGTTCTGAATCTAAAATTATCAGTACCCCAATAATCATTGGTGCCAAAGTTAATTTGTTCTAAAAGTTTGTTATTTTGATCAACATAATCAGTCCATATGATACATTTATATGTGACAACTATTTGATCAGGCAAAGTAACATTGAAAATTTGTTTAGTTGGTTTTCCAGACTCAGGATTTAATATACCAAATTTATCATATTTGTTTTTTTCATCATAATTTGTCATTACTTGATACGACAAATATCTGTTCAAAGTCATTAAATCTTTGTTATTTTGAACATCAGATCTATTAATCAAGATAGCAGGTAATAATATTTTACCCTGATTATCTCTTAAATATCCATCTTTTTTAATAGATTTCCACCTTTCAGGACTAGCGTATAATACAGGAACACTAACTAAACTTCCATTATCCATAACAGATAACTTCAATCTATTTGTCATGTGATCCAATATGGTCGTATCAATATCAATTAAACTTACGGAAAAATTTTCAGTTTTATCTGTATCTCTTCGTGTAGCAAACTCTTTTTTATACGGTCCAACTAATGGAATCGGCGTGTTATCTTCACGGATTATGTTTCCAGTATCTTGACTTTGTATCTGAGGCGATCTGATATCAGACAAATTTGAATTTTCCTGAGAATTATTCGGAGCTGGATTTATACCCTTTCCACTAGATTGATTATTAGTTGGATTGCCTTTCCACGCCATTTATGATTGTCTTTCTACTGTATTTAATTTACTTAACCTACTGTAATGTGTATTGCAAATAAAACTCCAGGACTTATCTGGATGTCCTCCTAAAAATTGTTCTTGTATAACATTATCTACTTCAAAAAATCTTTCATTATATAATATAATATCACCAATTTCTGGAAAAAAGCCAACTGTTATACAATCTCTTTCTCTAAACTTATAAACTACATCCTGTTTCCTATCAGGGCCAAATCCATCAACATCATTTCCTGTGATATCTTCTCGTTGAATTAATGCTGTCATATCTACTGCAGGATAGAATATTTTACCTGTATCGGACACCGATTCTCCATAAATATTAGTTCGAGTCTCAGATGCAGCAATTTTAAACAATTGAATTACACATTCTACAATATCACCCATTAATTCGGCATTAACAGATGCGAGCATGTTCATATCTCTACTGCTAAAAAATCTGCCAGGTAAGTAGCTGTTATTATAAATACCAACATCTTTTCTTCCATCAGTCCAATACTGTGGAAATGTATTTTTAGGATATTGAGAGGTTGTTGGAGCTGCCATAATTTTTATGCTATGTATATGTGTGCTGGTACTTTAGATAACATTTTTTCCATCGCATCACTTTCTTTTGCTCTATTTTCAATTTGATTGACGCGAAGTGATGAGTCTAACATTTCTCTAAGTTTATCTAAAAGGTTATCTTTTTCTTTTTCAGCTTCACTTCTCAGTTCAGCTCCATCTAAAGTTACTTCGCCACCAGGAATTGGAACTGTTGAATATTTTTGTAAAATACGACCTAATGTTTCTTTACATAACGCTAAAAAGTATTTCTTAATCCACTGTTTACCGGGTTGATTTATCTTACAATACTGACAGTATTCATAAGGTACATCACTTGGGTCACTTGAAAATTCATATCTAGACCCACTTTTAAAATTAGTAATATCTTTATCTCGTTCTATGTAATAATCGATATATATTCTGAAATTATCAAGAGGAACAGGAAATATTCTTAACATATTATTTCCAAATAATTCAAATCCATAAGCACTTTTTCTCACCATATCATTGAATTCAATAGCTTGTATTCGTTCCAAATCTTCAAATATAGGTGTCATTAAAAATTGAGTAGCAGGACTATACCCAGCAAATCCTAATTCTGATAAAATATTACTATAACTCATACCAGTCATACTGAATGGATCATAAATTCTAGCAGATGCTGGTGGTCTGTAATGAAAAATTCTTCTAACTTCAATTCTAGAACCAGTTAAATGTTCTATATCACTACCAATTATTTGATTTAAATCAAAAACTTGATGACTTTTTCTAGGACCGCCACCATAGCTAGAGGTCACACTTGCTGTAATAGGAAAAGACGATCTCTTCAAAGGCACTTCACCGCCCACTAACGCTTCACTACCATATTGTTTACTTAATTGTACAATATTTGGTAAAGCTGTACCTTTTACCATCATTCCGGTTAAATTAACATATTCATCTTGTGGTAAACCTTGTACTTCTAATAAGTTGTTTACAATGTTAAATTCATTCAAAACTCTGTTATATTCAAGCACGGCTTCTTCAAAACAAGCATAAAAATTGACATCAATCATTTCAATATCAACTATTGGATATCCTAATCTTTTTGCTGCCCACATCGCACTTCCACTACAATCAGTTTCAAATGTAGTTTCCCCAGACCCAGTTAAGCAATTGTTTTCGTCTAAATAATAACCAAATGGTACACTGTTTAAATCAACAATACTACCACTTCCTGGCCATCTTACTCTATCTTGGTCTAAATTTGCACTCATTAAATATAAATATTGATACTATTTAGTATTAACAGTAAAATATAGACAATTCTGATATGTATTTTAATTATGTTTAATTTTAACTAAACTTTATATTAACAACCACTTGGAGACGGGGTTGGGGTCACAGCTGGACCATTTTCCGAATATTCACATGGAAGTGGTGTATATATACTAGAATACCTAGCAACCCACTTGGTACATCGTATATCGTCCATATACCCCCGAAAATCTGTACTACCATTATTCAGATAATCAGTTCCAATGGTTAATCGATTAGATGTTATTTCTGCAGTTCTCCATACTGTATTTTGGTCTATACGAGTTCCATTTAAAAATATACCAACTTGCCCGCTTGAACCGGTTGTACTTATACCTGAATTTTGTGTCACAGCAAATGAATACCAAGTATTGGAACTAAGTACAGTATTATTAGTAGTTGTTGATGAATTCCAATTACTAGAACCTGCTACTAAGTTAAGTCCCTCTGATACAACATCTAATCTCAACCAAACACCACTTGTATCACCTAACTTGAACATGGACTTGCACATGGTGTTGGACATGGTGTTGACGCCGGTGTCTTACTTGGTGTATTACTTGGTGTCTTACTTGGTGTTGGTGTCTTACTTGGTGTCTTACTTGGTGTTGGTGTCTTACTTGGTGTTGGTGTCTTACTTGGTGTCTTACTTGGTGTTACAGTTGAACATGGTGTTGACGCCGGTGTCTTACTTGGTGTCTTACTTGGTGTAACTGTTCTACTTGGTGTTACACTTGGTGTCTTACTTGGTGTAACTGTTCTACTTGGTGTTACACTTGGTGTCTTACTCGGTGTCTTACTTGGTGTTGGTGTAACTGTTCTACTTGGTGTCACAGCTGGACCATTTTCTGAATACTCACATGGAAGTGGTGTATAACTAGTATTACTATATCTAGCAATTCCATAAGTTAATCTAACCTCATCCATTCGACCTTGGAAATAAAAGCTATTAGTGTAAGATGAACCTAGACGGAAATTATTAGAAGTAATTGCTGAATTTCTAGTAACATTTCCTCTATAGTTTCCATTAAAATGTGTATACACAGTCCCACCACTTGTAACACTGATAGACCAATTATACCAAGTTCCTGATGTAAGATTAGTTTTTGAAAGTATTGAAGTACTCAGTGCGCCTCCACCCACTATAAAAGAAAAATTGTTAGGCGAACCAAGATCTCCAACAATT